TTCATCTCTACACTTATAACATCATCTTCGTCCTCATCTCTATACATCTCAATAATTCCCTCGTTGCTCTTTATATCTTTTACCCAAAACTCTTCACTATTAATAATTCCCATATCTGCGTTGTTCTTTATAGACATTACAGGCAATCCTATATAGAGTGATACTTCTTGAGCGTAAGGGTTATGTTCCAGCGTCTTTTCTGTTAATCCTAATGTTATTGGAGTATAACTTTTTTGACTAACTACATATTCCATACAAGTCGCATTAATCTTTTTTCTCGTATCATTCATATATACAATATTCTTTCTATTCAATATATCTTCTATTGAGACTTTCCTTTTAATGACTTTTTCCCCTACAATATCTCTTTCATAAAAGTCCTCTAACCAGTTCCATAAGTCCATATCATAACGCTTTGGGGTAGTTAGTTCGCAACAATTATTATTCGTTAGATACTTGGCGTAAGGGTGATTGAAATAGTCTATCTCTTTACCATTTTCAATTGGAGGGCATTGGCGGTGGTCTCCCATAATTATAAAAGTCGCTCCAGTTCTCTTTTTCAAGAGACATAACTTATTCCATAAGTCGCTACTTAACATACTAATTTCATCTACTATAAAAGTATCATACTTACATAATCCTTGTAGCGTCTTATTGTTTGTCTTGTTGTTATTGTTAATCGCCATATTCTTATGTATAGTAGTTCCGTTAATATTCCTTGCTGCTCTGTTAGTCAGCGCCATTCTTGTCTTGATGTCTGCTGATAATAATCCTGCTTTTATTCCTTGTTCTATAACATAACTCTTACCTGTTCCTGCTCGTCCGCTAATCATCATTCCACCTTTCTCTTTTGCGGTTCTAATAATATTATTCCAGTCGTCACTATCGTTAAAGTCATAATGTCTCCAGTCATCTTTTAACTTTGGTGTTCTAACTGCTCTTTCCTCAATCATCTCAACAACATAATTATAATTGACTGCGTCATCTACTAATCTATAACACCCCCAAGTGTCTTGATATTCGCAGGGATACTTTATTGTCATACTTTCAGGTAATACCCCTCCAACAGATACAATACAATCGGTCTTTCTGTATATACACTTTCCGCCTACTGCTTTTATCATATCGTATAATGCTATATTGGCGCTGTCTAATACTTGTATATACATAGGTAATCCTGTTGAGAGCATCTCTTCTTTTTTTTCAACTCCATATACATATAAAGTTAAGTCGTCGCTTTTCAATTCACTTAAGTATATATCGTCTCCATTTGCTACTACTCCATCAACATCATCAATTATCCAATTCTCCCATATTTCATTTAACTTTGTATTAATACAAGCAGTCCTTTTGATACGCTGGGTCTTCCCCAAGAACCCACTTATAGAGTTAATCAATAATTTCGTTAAAGTAAAGTCTTTATCTTGTTCGGTTAGTTCTACTATCTCATCAATAATATCTTTGAATAAGTCATCATTCTCCAACCACCAACCAGTCATAGTCTCCTCGTCTATCTTTGTCTTTTCCCACTTAACATCAACGCATCTTATTTGGTGAGTAATCCAATACTTAATGCCTTCCTCTCTTGCCTTATCTATAATCTGCTTTGAATACCAGTTAGACTTATGAAATAGCGTCATATCCTCTGTTTGAACGAAGTATAGACCGAGAGTTAAAGGTCTTCTGTCATATGCCTCAACAACTTCTTTACCATTAAAGACTATCCATCGTTCTCTTGGATTATACAGAGCATCGCAATAACACTTACATATATCTACTGATATTGCTTCACCTGTAATAAGCAATTCTTTTATCTTTTCCTCACTATACTTTTTTCCTGCTTTTGTTATTCCTAAATGAGTTCTCCACTTTACTTTTGCTTCGCTCAAGACATTCAACACTTCAACATTAGGGTTAGATAAGAATGGAGCGGTATATAGGTCAAACCCATACTTATTGTAATATATTTGGTTCAATATATTAACTGGAGATTGTCCCTTATAACTCAAACCATTATCTTTATACCAACGACTTACATTCTCATCTATCGGTTCTGTTAGTACAACTTTATCGTCATATACTAACCTTACAACTGAATTGTCTTCAATAACTACATTATTGTAATTCAAGGGATAAGGGACTTTTAATCCATTCTTTTTTAGATAATCCATAGCAATTCTGTTTCTAATACTTACTGGATAATTCTTTTCTTTTAACTCTTCCTTTATAGCATCATATTCTTCCTTGCTTGGAGCAATTACCTCATACTCTTTTTCGTCTGCCTTTGTCTCATACTTTTCTAATTCATTAGATAATACGACAACTTCTCCTGTTGAAACTGCTTTTGCTGTAGCAGAGCGTCTCTTGTCAGGAGGGAATGGATTGAAATGTCCGTCATATACCCTGAATATTAGAGGAGTTAAGTTAAGACTTTTCTTTGGTTTGTAGAACTCTATAAGTCCATCATCTTCCGCATAGCAATACATATTACACCCATAAAAGTCGCAAAAGTTCTCCAGTTGATATACAGACACTCCATCAACCAAAGGGTTCTCTGTATCAATCTCAATCTTCAATAAGTCATTTAACCACTCATATGCCTTCTCTCTTGACTTTGGTTTCTTCTCTGTTCCAAGTTCTTTACATCGGTAATACTTATACAGATAATCAAATACGCAAGTGCCTTCGCCTCTATCCCAATCTTGTTCGTCATCGTCAGCAAACTTCAACGCAAATCTATCTTTCATCTTGATTACTGCTTTATTACCTCTCATACCAACTTTTCGTTGTCCGCCTTTTGTAGTAGTTATAGTCTTACCATTATCTACTCCTGAACCGACTTTATCACCAATCTCTAACATACCTTTTTTGCTATAGTCAAAGTCTTTCCATTCAGGATATTCCTTCATAAGATAATCTATCTTTTCTTGAAATGCTAATTGAGCGTTAATCTGTATATCTCTCTTATCTCCCTTCGCATTAAAAGTTATTGCTCCTTCTTCGTATCTCTTTTCTTTGCTGTTATACTTTTTGAATGTTAATGTATATATTCCCATTACTTTTTTACTATCTTCTTTCCATCTGTTAATAACTTCATTCTCAATTACACTTTTTATATTCTGTCCTTTGCTAAATCTTACTCTAACTTTTAGATTACTCGCTACTTGAGTTGGTGACTTACCTTGTAGTCCATAATAGTCTAACGCTTTTTCATACTTGGTCTTCTTCGTAGTCATCTCTAAAATAGGGGTATATTCTTTTTTCGTAGTTCCTGACATATATATACTAAATATTATAATATCTCTAAATCCTTTTTTTTTATTTCATTTTTTTTTTTGTAAATTATGCGCAAAATTAAATAGAGTAATTATGCGCAAAATTAAATAGAGAAATTATGCGCATAATAAGGATTGCGCTATTTCATTAATAACTACTGGAGGCGGTTGCTTTCTTGGTCTGCCTCTTGGTTTGACTTGAGTTCCTAATTCTTCTCTCTTCTTTTCTCTATACTTTTTATTATTAATCCTACATCTCTCGTTGAACTTCTTTTTCCACTCTTCGTCTTCCTTTGCTTCATTATAATATTCTCGTTGCTTCTCATTATACTTATCAGCGTTCTTCTGTCTATACTTATCAATTGCCTTTTTAACGGCAGGGGTATAGGTTGTCTTCTTTTCGGTATTTTCCATTATATATTAATATTGAGATATTTTTATATTGTTTTTTACCTATTTAATAATTCCATTACTATCTTATCATTCACCTTTGGTTTATTAGAAAAGCAGTTTAAAAAGTCGTCAAATGCTTCAAATACATCGTTTTTCTTCGTATCAAAATTATTAAAATACTCAATAAAAGCGATACAGAAGTATCCGCATTTATCACTCTTAACATCTTGTATAGTTCTATTATTAACGGCAACTGGTTTAAACTTCATAAGAAACTTATTTACATCAATAGGCATAGGCATACCAAAACTATCAAAGTAGCAACATTTACCATTATCAAATATTTTAAATGCCGTCCAATGAGTTCCGTTTCCATCATCTCTATCTTGTAAGTTAATAATATAAGAACCAGCAACTCTTTCAGTTGGTAATACATCTTTACTAAAAACACCTATAAGGTCAAGGTTCATTTTTTCAGCAATATCTTCTAAATCAAAGTTAGACAACATAACATATACTAACATTATTTTATATATACTTTTTTTTATATATAAAATGGGAGGGGTTGGGTTTCAAAAAACATACCCTTTGTATCATATAAGTATTGTAATTTGTCTTTAAGTTCTTTTTATCTTCAAATAACAAACTCCAGTTTTTAACTTGTCTTTATTTTTGTTGTCTATCTTTCTTTGTATATATGGGTGTATCCAGCAACCTTTATCAGTTATTAGATTTAGTCTAACAACATCAATATAATAATGATATTTATAATCATCATAACCTCTATCATTTGTTCCTCCTATCTTAACCCTACTTTTGCCTCCGTTTTCTTCATAAGTATTTTTATTTAGTTCCCAAAAATACAAACCATCTTTAAAAGCAAAAGCATAAAATACTCTGTAGTTTTCATTTTCATTAAGTTTTTTAAATCCAGTCTCAATCTTATTGTTTCCTATCATAGTATCTTTAAAATCATTATAGTTATTTGTTCTACTCTTCAATTCAACCATAAATCCGTCTCCATAAAAGTCAATAACATCGTTCCAATTTTCAGTATGGTTTATTTTACCGAAGCAACCCTCAATAAAAGGTTTAAAAAGTATTTCATTTTGTCGCCCCATTTCTCTGTACGCCTCTTCTTCTTCAGGATTTACATTCTCTCTATTTTTCATATTATATATTATATATTTCATTATCCTTATATTCTTTTTAACGGAAATATATAATATAATATAACCAAATAATTACTACTATCCAAAATAATTCTATATCGTTAATAAGTTCGTCTTCAATAAAAGAACCTCTTAAATACATCATATATATAATATATCATATTATCTTTATATCACTTTTTCTTAATTGTTGATAATAGAGTTTTTAATGACATCGCTTTACTCATCAAATCCGCAACTAACTTTGTATGTTTTTCTACTTTTCGGTCAGTTAATTTTTGCCGTTCTTTTTCAGTAGCATTATTCTTCAGCGAGTTAAATAGATTATTATGGTCTGTCTGTAAGTCATCAATTAGTCTCTGTAAATATAATTCATCTACTCTATTGGGGTTCATATATTAGTTAGATATAATAATTTTGGAGTTTTATCCTGCTGGGTTAAATCCCATACCCCTTCTTGCTCCTGAAGGCAAAAATGAACCACCTGAAATTGCCTTATTTGCTAATTGAGGTGACGCTGGAATAAAAGGAGACATCGCTGGAGACTGAATGCGCTGAAATGGTCCTCCAAGTTGAATAATGCTTGACGGAGCAACGGCAGGGGCAATACCTCTCATATCATATCCAGCAGAACTCATACCAAGAACACTTCCACCACTCATACTTCTCATACCATAAGAAGCACCTCCAATTTTCAATCCTCCTCTTGTTTTACGGACTTTAATACCATCTCCAAACATAGTTCCAAACATTTCACTTCCCATATCTTCTTGCTGAACCTTTGGAGCGGTTGAAGCATAAAGTAAGTCTAAACTTGCGTCTCGTAGTTTTCCTTTTGTTCTTCGTTCAATATTGTCTGCTGCCTTATCTATAATTGCCTGTTTTAGCGCTTCAGGATTATCAATTACAGGGACAGGGGCATTAGGGTCAAAACCCACTTCTCTACCAATTCCAGCATATCCTTCATCAAGACCGACTTTTGCTACACCTGCTAAAGCAGAGGCGAGTTCAGGGTTTCCCATACGCTCTCCTAATTGGTCTGCTGCTGCTTTAAGACCAGCGTCCGCAATACTTTTCGCAATAGGGGCAACTTCTTTACCGATTTGTTTATATACACTTCTCGCCTTTTTGCCTGTAAATGCTCTCTTAATATCTCGCCCAACAGACTTTAATGATACTTTGCCTCCTTCCATTCCATCTTCCATAATATCCTCATTAGGTTTCAACATTAGTCTAATACCTTTGTTTTTTCTCATCGCCGTTTGGATACGCCTTGAAGTATTAGGCATTACAGCAATAGACATACGACTTGAGGGGTCAAAATTAGCAGGTTTTAAGGTAATAGCACCCCCACTAACAAGTTTTCTAACTTGCGCTGGAGACGCTTTAATCCTATGCTCTACTTTTCGCAACTTATCCATTATAAATATTAAAAAGATAAAAATATTTATAATCTACTCAAAATGATACTTTTTGAGAAAATCACCCTTTAAAAAAGGGCGACCCCAAAAACTCCCTAAAGTATGGGGTCGTAGGGGAACGACGAGTTCCCTGCTTTTTAGGCGACCCTCGCTCCAGTTCTTACATCTATCGTAATTTCGCGCTCAAACTCTACAAAGACCATCAAATCCACTGCGGTAGCAATTGGACTTACAATTGTTCCTAAAATCTGTATCGCTTTGGAAACACCTTCTTCGCTGGGAAGAGAGCGAGAGCAGTTTCCGTAGTAATATCTGTATAGATTTTGGAAGTCTCGTTTAGAAACCAAACCTGAAGAGAGAGAAGTTGTAAGACCTCCGTTCAACTGATTAGATGATACAAGTTGCTCGTAAAAGGTCTCAAAATCGTATTGAAGTTGGTTAATAAACAAGTTTCTACCTGATACTTGGATTTGGAAGTTGGTAATAGCAATAGGGTCAGGTGAAGAAGGAGTAGAGCAAAACGGAGACAAAAGAGTTGAAGTCGTTTGCGCCGTAGCAATCAAAGCACCTCCAGCAACACCATTAGACGCTCTTGGAAGAAGAGGGACTACAAGAACCGAGCGAATATTGGGAATACCATTTGTCACCAAAATATTAAAAGGACTATTGACAGACTGGTTAGGGAATGAAAACTGGAAAATATCATTATACACCACTCGTTTAGTAGGAGTTAGAGACAAATAACGCTGTTCGGCAATAGGGTTCATAGTATAGGCAGGAGCATAGAGACGAACAGACTGAATATCAGCACTTCTCGTAGTAAGTTGAGAAAACTGGGTTCTAACAATAGAGAGACCTACCTTTGCCGTTGCCGTCACCGCCGTAGTAGCAGTTAAAGGAACAAGAAGATTAGCACCCTGTCCCAAATCAACAGAAGGGAATATAGTAGGGTTAGTTCCACCTCCACCAAGAATGACAGGAGCAGAAGTTAGACCAACAGCACCATAAGTCGTCTGCTGTCCTGTAGTAGCAGTAAATACACCTCCAACAAGAGAGAGAGTGTAATATACCTGATTTGTATTGAGATAAATACGCATAGTAGAACCCTTCAACATAGGACACTTTTGGAAAAAGTCTGCTACATCTTTCAAGCGAATAACGGCATCAATAGAATACCAACGCTCGTCAGCAAGTTTATTAACATAAGTTCTAAAGATTTGAGAGCAATTAGCACCTGACAATAGAGCGCCCTTATTTGAAGAAAAGAGACTATCGGCAGGGAGGGTAGGGTCATAATTCATATCCAACTGGCGCTGGAAAAGTCCCTCATTCCAACTTGCTCTTAAACTATTAGAGGCAAGAGAACCACTTGTAGAAAGGTTATAGGCAGCAATAGAGGTCAAAGTCGGTCCTGAAACAAAGTTGCTTCCAACAACAATAGAGATATTTACATAAGGAGCATTTCTGTTATTACAGAGACCAGTTCCTCCTGTTTGAACTGGATTACCACCTGTAGCAAGAGCAGCATCATTATACGCCCAAGACATAGAACTATCAGGACGGAAACCGCAAACAGCACCCCAATTTACTAAATCATTTTGCGACCAAGAGGTAATATTCTTAAAAGAGCAAAAAACATTCAAAAAAGGGACTTGCTGAATAATGTTGCCGTTATTAAACTCGCAAGTAAGAGAGTGAAGCATATTCCAATAACCACTCTTCAAAGCACCTAAATAATCAAAGTCCGATGTAGCAGTAAGAGCAGCAGCATCACTTTCTACCTGTAAAACAAGGGGCATCAAAATAAATGCCTCGCTCCAATTAATATACTGACCGCTATTTGCTAAAGGGGTTGTATCCAAGACAATTTGGGAAGAATAACTGCCGTTGTTATTGTCATTAACATATAACCACTGCTTATCAACAAACTCGCTTGAGGAAACCTCGCTATTAACGCTTTCTTCAAAGACAATACTATCCATTATAAATATTACAAAGATAAAAATATTTATAATTAACTCAAAATCAAAAACTCCCTAAAATAAACCTCACCTCGTTTAATTCGGTCGGACAGGTGTCCTGTCGTATGGGGTCAAGAGTTCCCTTAATCAAATGTTATATACTTCTTCGGTAATCTTGACTTCGCAACTCTAACATTCCTTAATACTTCGGTAGGTTTTACAACTCCCATTTGACTATCATAAACTTCAGGTTTTATTCCTGAACCTAATTGGCGCATCATAGGTTTAGCAGCAATCTTGCCTTTTACCATAATCTTTTTAGTCATAGAACCTCCGTTTCCAAATGTAGTCTTCCTTAATCTATGAATATACATTCCCCTTTTAAGAAAAGGGGAGAAAAAAATTATATCTTATTCGCTTTAATGTTTGCTTAAGGGAAAGGTGCGGAAAACCGCAGGTTTGCTGCTTACCTTCTTTGTAATTGCTGGGTATTGTCTTCGGCATCACTAATGAGTAATTGAATAATCATACTACTATCTTGAAAAGCAACTGGAAGACTATTTTGGTCTGTAAAATACACCCTAAATCTATTATATTGCGCTGGTAAAACATCAATAAAAACATACTCATTTGGCGCTACTACAAATTGTTCTCCAAATGTTCCTTGAGGACTAAATGAATATATAAGTGAGTTTGGAACAGCGTAGTTATTATTCACTAAACTACAATTTACTAAAAAACTGCTAAACGGAGTAATTTGCGGAGTAAAAGTTGATAAAAAGGTTTGAGTTGTTGTATAACTGGGAGTTTGAGTTTGCGCTGGAGGAACTCCTGCTATTGTTGCTTGAGCGTAAGTAGGACTTCCTTGAGGATAAAATCCTGCTTCAAATCCTATAACATTTCTAAAGTTATTGCTTAATACTCTCAACATAGGGACAATATTATTAGTCGGTATAACCCAAGTTGCTCCTGAAGGAAGTTGATACTGACCTGCTCCAGTTCCAAGAGGATACAAAGTTGAGTTCATATTGAAACAATCTACTTGAATTGCGTAGCGAGAGGGATTGGTATTAATATCAATAAACCATACATAATCTCCTGTTGCGTCTATTAGATAATGCTTATTTTGAAGCATAATAAAATGAAGATAATTATTTATACCATTTGCGTCATAAAATCCGTCAGGAAATAATACTTGGTTGCTTGTTCCATCAACCCATATATAGTTGAATACATTATTACCATACGCCGAAGTTATGTTAAATGTTGAATAATACATTTGGATTGACGCTAATGCGACTTTTTGTCCTTGTTTTAATGTAATATTACCACCTACAAACTCATACTCAAAAACAGAATTATTTGTTCCTTCTACAACATTACTGCTATTCAAAATAAGGGTTCTCATAATATACTATAATTGTATAAAAAAAATTAGATTGATAACTCCATTAGAAGTTCTAAACCTTGATTTTTTTTCATTTTTCCGTTATTCATAAACTTTACTACTAATCGCCTTAATTCCTGTAAAACTTGCGGAGAATTATTACCAGCGGTATAAATACCCCTTAATACTTCAAATCGCTTTCTGTCTTCTTCGTCGTCATTTGTAGTTGTTCGCTTTAATCCTAAACCACTCCATACTCCAGCACCTATCGCTATTTCTTCAAATGACTTTCGTTCTTTTGGGTCAATCTGTAAATATACTCTTTCATTTGCTCGTTTGCCGTCAAGAATATCAAGCAAAAAGTCTCTAAAAACATCGCTTACTGGAAATGGTTTAAACTTTGGTATTCCTCCAAGACTTTTGTATTTAACATTCAATATATCTTGGTCTTCTAATTGAGGTATATGAATAGCATATTTACCAAACTCTTTGTAAGTAGGTTGTTCCGCAACTGAAATACCCTTGCCTAACTTAATCTTTTTTAATCCACTACCTTTCTCCTTCTTTCGTTCTACTTTTGCTAATATAGTAGGGTGAGTGTAAGAATAACCCTTTCCAAGTCTTTTCATACCTAAACCAGTTTGTTCTGTTATTACTTGAAACGGCAAGGGTGAGACTTCTTCTTCTAACTCTCTTTCAATTTGTCTTGAAGTTGCTGGAGTTTCTGTTTTAGGGTTTCCTCTGCTCCCTCTTAAAAGAGGGATAGGAGTTGAAGGAGCAGGAGCAGGAGGAGGAGGAAATCCAAGCGCTTCAGCAACAAGACTTTCAATTTGAAAGTTTAATTCCATATCCCCCTCTAATATATACTTCGTTAAGTTAGAAATAGTGACTTTTTTACTTGTAGTAGGGTCAATTGGAAAATCTATAAGGTCTTGTAATTTTAATCTCTTTATTACTTTTTTTTTGTCGCCAAAGTTTAAATCTCTAAAATCCTCAATAGAATTAACACCTTCAACTCTTACTGGTTCTGTTATTTGTAGCGGTAGTGTATCACTATAAAATACCTGCTCTGCTTGTTGATTTCCAAGCGAACCTGTTGCTATTGGTTGTCCTGACGGAACTGATAAATTACCTCTTAATCCTGAATACATAGGAGGAATATTTTGGGGAAATGGTAGTTCTGCTTCAGGTTTTCCATAAGTAAAACCCTGTAATTCAAACATTATATCTTTCAATTCTTCAATATCTCGTTTATTTGGAACGGAGTTTGCTAATGCGATAAGATTTTCTCGTCCAACTTCTCTTATACCTTTACTAATGTTTCTACTCATTTCATCAACTTCGTCTCTTGTAGGAACATCTTGTAAAGCATCTAAAATGCGTTGAATATTTCTTAAACTTTCAGCGCTACCCTCTTGTTGTAATGCTCTCAATTGCGCCTCTGTTGGTATAACATCTCTTAAAGCAGAAATATTTTCTACTACACTTCTACTTACTTCTCCACTTCGTTGTAGTTCATTAACAATTCTATCTAATGAGTTTCTATCAGGAATAATTGCTTTCAATTCTGCTACATTATTAATAAGAGCATTTAAAGGTCTTCTAACAGCAGCAGAAGAATTAACATCTAAACCTCTTGATGCTACAAGAGTATCATTATATTCTCGTAAGTATTCTAAAAAGAATGTAGGAGTGACTAATCTTTGGTTAAAGCGTTTCTTAATGTCTGCTTCAATAGAGGGAAAATTAATATTTAACATTCTTAATACATCAGGTTCATTAATGAGTTGAGCGACAATAGAAGACGCTTCTTGGTCTCTAAATCCAAGTCTTAATAGATTACTTCTTGCGTCGCTTTCTTGTTTTCCTATATCTGCTAAAAGTTCATCAGGAGTAGCAGATTGAACTGGAGTTAGTTGGACTACCTCGCCCATTTTTACTGCTTTACGAGCAGCGGCAATATTAGCATCATTAGCAGCAGCAATTCTTAAATACTCGTCTTGAGTAATAGCGCCTTTTGTATAATCGCTCTTCCTTAATCTTGGTGGTATAATATACGACATATATACAACAAAGATAAAAAAACTTGTAATTTTGCGAAAACTTGCGATTTTTTATACTTTTCTTTCACCCTTTTAGAAAAAGGGCAACCTCAAAACATATGATTTTGAGATTTACATAATATCATCTATTTCATATACACTATCAAAGTTTTTACGAAAACGCTCACTCTTATCTCCTTCCAAATCAATTAGCAAAAAGTCTTGTTTAGACTGGGTTGCGTCGTCGTATATCTTCTTCAATTGTTTCTTATCAACTCCCAAACTACACTCTCTACAAATCATAGTTAAGTTTTTCATACTGGAAACTTGTTTAATAATCAAATAAGTAATATTGTCTCTTATGAGTTTAGGGACTTGATAAAAGGACTGACTTATGTATATAAGAGAGCAATTTTTCTTTCTTGCTCTAATAAAATAGTCAGCAATAGGTCTTTGTTGTTTAGCAGGTTCATTAACTAAATCGTCTAATACAATTAAAGTATTTTGCTCTTTATCCATACTATCTAAATCAGGTAGGTTTTCTAAACCTTCAGTAATTTTTAGTCCTTGCTCTTTTAATTTATCCTCTAAATAATTATATAATGGTTCGTCTTTGTTCTTGGTTGTTATATAGATATTTTCAAAAGTATCAGGCATATTATAAAGAAGGTTCAGTAAGGTTTGCGTCTTACCGCTTCCAGAGTTTCCAGCGATAATCATACGAAAAGGTAGTTTAATATGGTGAGTATCAAAATGGGGATTATGTTGTTTTAGCAAGTATTTCTTTGGTATTTTTTTATACCAATCAACTAACTCTGCTTGTTTTTTTGGAGGCATATATATTATATGAGAATAAATAAATATAATATTTTATTCTTATATAATATTATATGACTTCTACAAATCCTCCTGACCCTAATGTTAATACTTTTAATAATGAATACTGGAATGTAGGCGAAACTACATTAACTCAAGAACAAGCAGATAAACGATATTTGCGATTTCCTACAGCGCAAGGAACAGAAAACCTCGCAACGATAAATGTAAATGGTGATGCTAATTTCAATAATCCTATTGAAATGACTGGAATATTAGCAAATAGAATAATTGATATGAATAATGGTGAAATCCATCAATGTAGTTTAGTCCATAGTCAAGTCAATAACAATATTACTATTGAAAGCAAAGGGACTGGAAGTGTTATATTAGAAACTGCTGCTACTCCAAGATTTACTCTTGATGTAGGTGGTAATATTTCATTACAAGGTGGTCTTCAATACACTCTTGCTACAAATACTATTACAAATGCTATATGGAGTGGGAATGTTACTTCAACAGATACAGCAACAAACGCTATTTTTTATCCAACATTCGTCCAAAGTGAAAACAGCGAACCATTAAGAATTGATAAAACTGCTAATCCTCTTACATATAATCCAAGCACTTCTACTCTTACTGCTACTAATTTTAATGGGACAATATCAAGCGCTACAAATGCGAATAATGTTCTTGTAACCAGCGACAATACAAGCGGTTCTTATTATATACCATTTGTAAAAACAAGTGGAACTGGTAATAAGGCGTTATTTATGGACGATGGTGCGAGTAGTGGTCCTTTTATTTATAATCCTTCTTCCTCAACAATGACAATTGGAAATCCAAACGCAAGTCAGCAGGGTAGAATTAATCTTTTTACAACTGAAGGTAATATAGGTTTAAACGTAACAGCAGATTTTTCAGCAAATATAAGACAACTTGCTTTTTACGCAAGTGCTTCTGCTGGAAACCAAAATCCTTCAACTCAACAGAGAGATACTTTAATTGTAAGTGCTGGAGATGTTGCTGGAAGTGGTGTATTGAGATTGACTACTTTGAGCAGTAATAATGGTTCTATTAGAGTAGCGAATAATAATGTATCAATGGGTGCTGGTGGAACTGGTGTTACTGCTACTACTTCTATTACTACTGACGGAACTGCTGGTAATATCGTAATGAATACTAATTCTACAGCAAGATTAACAATTAATCAAACTGGTGAAGTAGTCTATAATTACTGGGATTGTGGTAATCCATTTATTTTTGACGATTTTGAGGCATTTCTTCAATTAGCAGAACCATTTGGTTGGTTTCCAAGTGTAGGAACGCTTGGTGCTGGAAGGGCAATTTATGGAGGTGCTTTAGATACTGGACAGGGAACAAAATTAACATCAAGATTTGGATTATTAAACTTTTTTACAGGTGCTAATAACAATAGTGATAATGTTTTGATTACTGGTGAAAGAATAATTAGACCAGTAGGTGTGAAGTCTATAACTTGGGGATTTGTTGATTGCGGAACTGGAACATTAGCGTCATTTACTACCCCTTCACCTACTAATGTCACTAAATCATTTGGTTTGTATAATACATCTACTCCTAATATTGACGATACTGATTTAGGTGGTATAATTTGGAGGCGTTCAAGTGCTAATTCAACTGCTCAAAATTGGCAGTTTTACGTAAATAATGTTGCGGTAACTAATGGAACTGGTCCTGATACTGCTGTTTGTAATCATTGTAGAATAAGTATTGAGTTTCAATTTAGTGGAGGTAATTATCAAACAAGAGGTATTTTTGTTAATTTAAATAATGGAAATAGTTTTACAAGCGATTGGGTGAATGTCCCAACAAATCCTACTACTGGTGATAGTGCTTTATTCGCAGGTAATCATTTAAGAAATAATGGAGACGCTTTGGCAAGGGTAATAGGTATTGATTATTGCCTTCTTCAAAATGCTTCAAGAGCAATTAATAGAGGAACTGACCAAACTATAACCAGATAATCATCCTTTTTTAAAAAGGGTAAGATTTTGGTTATACCTTTTTTTAAAAGGTATATATATAATGGCAGTTAATGATACATTAATATATGGATTAGGCACTCTTTTTGTTGGCGTTTTAGGCGTCCTTATTCGTTACGCATTTAAATCAAAGTGTTCAGATGTTAGCATTTGTTGCGGTCTGGTAAAAATCAAAAGAGATACAGAAGCAGAGGTTCAAGCAGAGCGAAATGAACTGGAATTAAGACAGAATGGAACGCCAATTGAAAGGCAAGGTAGTGATAGAGTTTAGACAAACAATATTTTTTAAAAGTGTATATTATATAGAAATGCCTTCAAAGTGGATAGAGTTTGTAAAAGACTGGGCGTCAAAACATAATGTTTCATATAGTAGCGCATTAAAAAATGCCGATATGAAAGCAGAATATCATAAGGCAGAACACCTGCCCGACCGAATTAAACGAGGTGAGGTTTATAAGAAACAGAATGTAAAAGGTGGTAGATTACCAAGAGAAAGTCCAAGACCACCACCCCCTCCTCCTCCTCGCCAACAACTTCCAGAGCAAGTTTTAAGACAAATAGAGAATGAGTTTAATACTTATATAATAAACAATAACCAAAGAGGAATAAATTATTTAGACTGGGACGAGAGAGTTGTTTCAAGAGCAATTGATAATATTCAAAGAGTAGTAATTGGTGCTGATAGAAACGAAGTTATTGTTAATATGGCGAATGATATAATTACAAGTATGTTTTGGAACTTTTATAATGCCGATGATGAAATAGATATAACGGCAGATGAAGACGATGATTTAGGACAAAGACGACAATTAAGAGAAGGTTGGATAAGATTAAGGGCAGAAAGAAGATAGTTGAAATTATAATATAAAGATATTACATTATATTATATATATGGAGACAATTGATATTGAATTATTTGAATACGATACTACACCCAACTCTATTGACATAACTGAATTATTTTATAGAGATAAAAGAAACTATGAATATGAAGCGTTATGTAAGTTTTATAATCAAGAAAACATAACGAATGATAGTAATAACTGGTTTTATTTTTTAACTACCTATTCAATGAAAAAAGATAATGTTGATAGAAGTTATACTTCTTTTTATTTTAGAAGAGAAGATAAAACAAATACTATGTTTCAACATACTATTCATATATTCGGTAAATACTTATATACAAATACTTTTTTGTCAAAATACTTGAGAAAATATAAAAGTCATAGACATTCAGTTATAGGAATTAAACGGATTGAAAGACAAGTTGATAATAAGACTAATATCGTTTTTTATATAACTCTCAAAAAAGAACCTTATATTGAAAAACCCCAACCAAAGTATAAGTTAATAGAATTGCCTTATTGCTGTATATGTTTAGATATTGATAGACAGACTTTTAAAAATAGTCCTTACAAATGTAATCATAAAGAGGTCTGTATTGATTGTTTCAATAAGTTAGTTGGTATGAAGAATGAATGTCCCCTTTGTAGAAGTAAATATAAAACTAACAGAAATAATATATATAGTATAGTATAGAACAGAATGTCAAGTTTAACCAACAAACAAATTAAGGGAGTTCAGTATAAATATAACAGAGAGACAAAAGAGTTATTTGACTACCAAACAAAGCAAAAAATAGGAACTTGGGACGAAGAAACAAGAGAGATTATACCTACAATTCAAGTTAAAAAAATTACTATTAACGATATAATGTATTTTATGGACGATAATAAAGTTTTATATAATCCTGAAACAAAAGAGAAAGTTGGAATATGGGATTTAGAAAGCAGAAAGATATTGCCTCTACCTGACGATGAAGACGAAGATGAAGACGAAGATGAAGATGAAGATGAAGTAGCAGTTTCATTTTCGGCAAATATAGGCGGTAAAATAGTTGATTTCCGCACTCAACTACTTACAGAAAATATAAGAGACTTACCAAGCGACTTTTTTATATCTGTTTTACCGATTGATATTAATAATCCTGATAATATTGTAAGATATGTTGTTAGTAAAAAGGAAAAAAAAATAAAACCTGAAGGCATTTTAGTTGAAGGAGATGAAGATACAAAACCATTTTTTATTGAAAAAAATGAAGAAGACCCTGTAATACTTTTACGAGAAGTAGGGAGAAAGTTTTATAGAAAATTGAGCGAACTGGGGTTTGCTTTAGAATTAGAAGAAGAAGAAGAGTATAGACCAAATGAAATAGTTCTTAAAAAAAAGATTGAAAAAGCAAAACAGGCATTAAAAGTTGCGGTAGATAAGTATAAAGAAACAAGAGAAGAAGCAGATGGGGTAGAGGCAGTTAAAATTAAAAAACAATTTGAAAGTTTGGTAGAGCAACTTAAACAAGCAAGACAAAGAAGGAGAGGTGGTAAAATTGATATAGGTAAAAAACTCCGTAGAGGATTTAGACCTGTAGCAAAACAATTGTCAAAAGCAAATCCACTTGCTTACAAACCAGTTCAAAGTTTAGGCGCAAAATTAGGAGATATTACAAATAACTATTTACTACCTGCTGCTGTATCTGCTGGAAAACCATTATTAGACGCAAGTTTAATTGCCGCCTCAACTGCTTTAACAGGTAATCCTTTTTTGGGACAAGTTATAAGTGATGTAGTATGGGAAGAAGGAGTTGAAAAAACTGGTATAGACCCAAGAGATAGACAAAAAAGTAAAGAACTTGGTTTATTGAGTGGTCTTGCTGGAGAAGCAGGAGCGAGTATGTTTGGAGGTGCTATACCTGATGACCCTGAACTATACGCAAAAGCAAAAGCGTTTGCTGATAATATATACAAAAAACCTTCTGCCTACAAATCAGGGTTTATTATAAAGAAATACAAAGAATTAGGTGGAACTTATAGTGGAAAAAAACAAGAAAAAGGAATAGCAAGATGGTTTAAAGAAGAATGGAAGGATATTGGAGATGCCGAATATCCAGTATATAGACCTACCAAGCGTATTACAAAAGATACACCATTAACACCTGAAGAAATTCAACCTTCTAATCTCAGGTCTCAAATTGCTTTAAAACAAAAAATAAAAGGAACTGAAAACTTACCTCCTTTTCTACCTTTTGGAAAGGTAGAGCGAAAGAATGCGGAATTGAACGGCGCAGGGGTTCATATAGAACAATATTCTAATCCTAAAATTGTTTTTAAAAAAGCAAAAGAATATCTTGGTAAAGATGTTGAAATTGAAATATCAAATAAAAAGGATAAAAAATATATGGTTAAAAC